ATACCAGCGTCAATATATGTATTAGTTGTTACAGAGTCAGATGTTGTAATACCTGTAACTGTTCGAGGTTCTTGTTGGAATACATCATCCAAACCAATATCAGGATATTTATTAATTGTTAAACTATCACCAGTTTTGACTGTCTCTAAAATATCAACATCAACAACATCATGTTCTGATCCACGATAGTAATAAATTCTTACTTTATCATCAGCTTTTGGCGCCTCAGAGAATGTAATTTGTGATCCACCGTTAAACACATAACTTTCAGATGGGACTTGAAGAATATCATTTAGAAATACTAAAGTATTATCCTCAACCTTAATTGGAGATCCCTTTGCAGCTCTTAATGTGACTAATGTTTCGGCAGCACCGATTGTCTTAGTTAAATTAAATGATCTTCTAGTTCCATCAAATTGATCTTCAAAACTATTGAATTTTTCTAACTCACCAAATGTAAATCCAGCAAAACTATCATTAAATGTATCAAGAACAGTTAACTCAAAAGTTTTGAAAGTAGAACCAGCCGATGCATCAGTTGGAATACCAGCTTGTCCACCTTCTTCTAACGTAAGAACATCATCAATTTTGTAATTATATCCAAAGTTTGTAATTTGAAAACTAATTATACTTGTTGCAGCACCAACACGAACTGATACTGATGCACCAATACCAGTTGAACTACCAATTAATCTTATATTTTCATAATTAAGTGGTTTTTCAAACTCAAGATCTGGAGGAGTTGCAGAACTAAATCCTGATCCACCACCGTTTGTAATTGTGACAGAAGTGACTAGACCAGCACTTACATTTGCCTTTCCAATTGTAACGATACCAGAACTTGTAACAGCCTTGACTAGAATATTTGTTTGTAGGCCTACTCGATATCCAGATCCACTATTTCCAATCGATACAGATTCAACAGTTCCAGCAGCAGATACAATTGCAGTTCCACCAGCAGCTACTAATGGTTGATAACCAAAGTTTGTTGTTTCACCAACAGAAACAATGATACCACCTCTAGGAACAGATGATACATTAATATCATAACTGTTTGTGACTCCAACACCTGTAAAACTTACGGATGTAATACCAGTTGTTTCTGAAATGATATAATCATCATTTGGATTTTGGAATATCTCATTGAGAAGAATAACACCTGTATTTGTTGCAAATCCAGTTACATCTTGTCCTTCAGATTTTAAGATAAAGTTGGTTGCAATACCTGTGAATTGATCTTCAACAGTATCAAATACAAAGTTATTTGTGTAGGTTTCTTGAGATCCGCCAGGAATACCAGTGTGAGTAAATACACGTCCAACAAAGGTAGATGTAGTTGTTAAACCAGCAGGGCCTTTTGAACCTTTGGGTGGATCGGTAAAGTTAATAGTATCTTTAACTATCTGATAATTACCTAAGAATTTAGTGACAGTATCGTTAGCACTATGATTCACAATCGCAGAATTAAGTTGTCCTCTTCTTACAAGCATTTGGTTTGTAGATCCAATACCAACAGTATCAATCTTCATAAATTCATCATTAACTTTAATCACATCACCTGAGAAGAATGATGATACGCCTACTAACGTGATAAAGTCTGTTTCTGATGCAACATCAAATGATAATTTGGTGTTAATAGGTGATTGTATAACTGGACTTTGAATATTATTATCAAGAGTAACTAAAACCTTAGAGTTAAGATTAGTTGAAGTAAATGATTGAGTTGTTCCAACACCAACAGATGTGATGTCAAGAACAGTTGGAACATTTTGAAGTGCCTCAGTTGCACTGGCAGCGACTTTAAATTTGTTTTCTGCAATCTTAACTGCGTACACTTTAGATGGTAATTTATCAGTAAGTCCAAACCCAACTATTGTAGTAGCTGCGATTCCAATACTCATAGTTGTTCCAGAACCAATCGGACTGTATGATAATTCTTCACCAGTCTGGAAGAAGTGATTATTTACTATGAATGTGTTGTTTGTTACATCAACCACAGCTGGATTCTCAGAATTAAATGTTTTATGGAATATAGAATCACCTGTGTGTTTCATGTTGAATGAGAACTTGATATCATTCTCTGTTCCAGTATATGAACTCTCTACAGATTTTAATCTCGAATCTGTAAATGTGACAAAACCAACACCACCAGTTCCAGTTTCATTAAAGTTGTATTGAACTACCTTTGTTGTAATTGCTGTGTTTGCTGGAGGTGTTAAACGAAGTTCAATATCACCATCAGATGTAGATGAATAACCAACACCAACAGTTCCAATACCAGAGAAACTAGTAACATTGGTAGAGAAATTATCCATGTAACCAAACTCTGTGAAGTAAGGAGTAATTCCATCATGAATCGCAGTTACTTGAGTGACGGCATATTTGTCATTTGTTGTATCATGTATTTCAATTAATGCATCGAAGGCGGTGTATGTATTTGAATTAATTCCACTAATTCTTGTTGGTTGTGGAGTTCCTGTTGCCGCAATATTGGTTGTAGTTGTTAAAACTTCAGTAGTTGACACAAGTGTGCTTCCGATTCCAGTTGCAGTTCCTCCAATTGCTACCTGATGCACTCTCATTGTAACACCGACACCAGTTACAGGTGTAAAGTAAACACTTGTAATACCAGATCTTACATCTGCACCGAATGTTCCAAGTCCTACACTTGGAGAATCAGTGATCGATAAGTTGTCATTTGTCATCTGTGCATAATCTAAAAGATATACCTCTTCACTATCATTCAATACCACTAATTCATTTAATTGAGTTCTTTGATCACCACCTAATTCTTGCGTCTGTATAAACAACTTAGAAGTTGTGATCGCAGTTGTTCCAAATCCTACAACCTGCACAGGAGAGGGATCTGTAGATCCAATACCAGATGAAGTGGAAATAATATCATATCCTGTTCCAATTGATAGTGTGCTAATGCCTATCTGAGTATTTGTAAATGTTTCAATTGCAAACAATCTTAGCGCATAGTTATTAAACTTAGATTTAGCTGGAACAAATCTTAATGATCCTGTTGTTCCTGTTACTGTAAAGTCAAAATCACCAAGATCAATCGCAGTCTCAACACGACCAAA